AATACGTTTCTAATAGATGGTTTAAACCCAACACCAGTGTCTTTATTACTTAATTGTTCATTAAGATTATCGGTAATTTTTTCTTCAATTTCTCTTCTAAGTTTTGACGATTCTTTGGCCGCCTTTTCTGTTATATCAATAAAGTGATCAGTACCCTCAAACACAAAGAACTTAGTTCCAGGTACAATTGAGTTAGTCGCAATGAACGTATCTAATTCAGTTTGTGTCTTTGCAGGTTTACCGTTTCTTTCTTCATACGTTTTTGCAAAATCAATATCCGTAAGTGGATTAATTTTTGCGTAACATTTTTCTACAGTTGCATCAATAGGTACTTCACTTTTTGTGATTTTACCACCAACCGTATAACTACCATTTTTTCCCGCAACACTATTACTTTGTAATAATTTTTGATATTCAGTAAAAATACCCGCCAATTTAGTTTCAGCCTCAGCTTGTTTGTTAGGATCCGAATAGTCTTTCTTATACGTATAAACAACTTCCTTAGTGTCTTTTAAATTATATGAAGTTGTTTTATCCATGTATGTTTCAAACCATGAATCACCATAAAAAAATACTTTTTTCTGAAATTCCGTTAACTGAGTTTGAAAATTATCTAATTCTGTTATTGATCCCAAATTTTCTTTGGTAAATTTTTCTAATATATTATTAATAAATCTATCTAAACGAGCCTTTAATTGTGTAATTGTTATCTCAGGAAAATCATCGTCAATTAAACCTTTTGATTTATATTCAGAATATAATTCTTTCATTTTTTGATACCCCCTACTAACTTGTTTTGCTGACATTTTATCAAGGTTAGATCCCGCAGGTGTGTTTGTACTTGCTTGTGCAGTTGACACAAAATTATTATACATATGTGGTACCGCCATCATAGCCCCCCAATTCACATAAGACATCACCGTATACTTATACCCAAAAAACTTTAATACAATCTTAAAGTTACCTGTTGTATTATCAAAGTTTGATGTAAACGATTGTAACATTAATGGTAATCTAACTGCCTTACCGTAATATCCCTTTAATGTTAAATAAAACATAGGATATGGTAATTGGAAAAACGCAGAGTAAGGTGAGTTGTTCCCACCTTCAAATAATGCTCTTCCTTTAACATCTGTTAAGTTAACCGTTACGGTAGGTAAGAAACTTGTATCAATTGCAACCTGTATCTCAGTTATACCTAATAAACCATTGTCAACCGCACCAGGTGTACCATTTGAATACGTACTCTGTGTAAGGTAAAAATCATCGGATTTGTTTGGGTTTTGAACTGCGTTTAATTTTGGTTGATTTACCCCTTGACCCTGTAAAGATCCTTTACCGGTGATTTCATCGGTATATCTGTTATCCATGAACGTTTTGTTACCAGGATTTAAGAAATTAATCTTACCAACGGAAACAGTTCTAACGGAATCATTCAATGCCGAACCTAAGGCTAATTTAGTTCTTGGTAATACATTACATTCTAAATTTGCATAAAACACAAGGTTCTCATGTTTAACTAATCTATCACTAACTTTACCTTCACTATCTACAATTTTATTTGGGTCTATTAAGGTAATGTTATCATAATCAAATTCCACTAATATATTTTCACCTTTATCTACCATAATAGAAGTAATAATTTTCTAATTCGTTTTTATAATCCTGTAATGACTTAACAAGGGGGAATGGTATTGTTAAAATTGCTCCATCGGGTATGTTTGATTCCATACCACTATATTGGGGGTTTGCCATTTGTACTAACCAACCAAAATATGGTGTATTATAAAATTGGAATGATACCTTATCTAACCTTGATTGTCCAACTTTGTATATGAAATTTTTATCAGTTGTTTTTGCAGGTAAATTTATGTACGGAACAACTGTTTGTTGTCCATTTATTAAAAACTCATTATATCTGTTATAATATTGTAAATTCATTTTTAATTAAATTTAATTTTACCATCAAAGGTTTTTTCTTTATTATCCACATTCACATTTGAATATAATTCTTTTACCGCCTTTTTTTGTGATGAGGTACCACTAACTTTTTTATATGTTAATCCAAATTTAACATCATCCTCTATTGGACTTATCATTAAATTTAAATATAATTGATTGGTCTTTATTTTGTCATAACTATCTTTATTAACTTTAGTGTATGGGTTAAAGTTATTTGAACAACTTAAAATTGCTTTATCAACAACATCCGTAACAAAAGTTATGTTACTATATTGGCCATTAAGTATGAACGTTTTTAACTCATTTTTACTATTTTCATCATTAAATATGTTTGCCATCACTTGATAAAATCTATTAGAAGGATCACTATTCATTAAATTTTCCCTAGAGGTTTTATAATCACTAGGGGGACCACCTCTATCATCTGTAAAAGTTGAAGATAATTTTTTATAATAATCTTCTTTTAAATATAAACATTCCTGTGCTTCAACTATTCCTTCATTTACAAGATAAAATTCAATATGTTTATCTGTTATTTTTTTCAAATAAGTTTGTAACTGAGTAAATGAATCTGTAACTCCTGAAATATCATAGACATCAGGTTCATTATTTGAATTCATTATTCCGTCAGTTTTTGATAATACCAAATTTGCCTTTCTTATATATTGAATATAGTCCTGTTGTAATAAAACTAAATCGTTTACACTATTACTAACATTTGTAATAAAATCTGTTTTAATTCCTGTTACATACTCTTTTAATTTATTTTCAATTTCTCTTTTGTCACCATTAGTTATAGATTGATCATTTATGGTAACCACTTGCATAAAAGGATCGTTCCTTTGTGAAATATCCCCATTAACTTTATTAAATAATTTATCCAATTTGTCTTCAACATTACTTGGTTTACCATAAATTGGAACTTCAATTACAGGTGTAAATTCTGCAGTACCTGTAGAGTAATCTCTTTCTGTAAATAATAAATCTAAAATACCTATGTTATAGTTTTTACCAATTGTCGCATTTGTATTAATATAAGCATCAAAATATTCTTTAGTACTATTCCAATAGTCATTTACGAATTTAGTGTAATCAATATCAGTATCCCCCGATATTGTTCCAATTGCTTCCCCACCTCTTTTTGGTTGTTGATTTACAACACTGGCAGTTGTTACTTTTGGTTGGTTAGCCAATATCTTCTCAACCATGTATTTATCTCTTGCCTCAGTACTTTCAGTTGCCGTTGCTCTTTCGTCATAAATTTCGGTGTTCGCATAATAGTTAAACGATAATGCGTTTTGTAATTCTTCAACAGGTTCTTTAAGTCCATGACCACCAATAAAGTTAAACGCCATTGTCACTTTAGCAATCATTGGTTGTACACCAATACCTTCAGGATTTAAATCAAATGTTATTGGATCATAAGCAATAGATAATGATGTTGGGACAATCTTACTATTATAAAAGTCACCCATTCTTAAAATTAAGATTGGAGGTGCTCCAAATGACGTATTTAACGCATCATTATATTTTGGTCTACCATCAGGTCCAATTACAGGAATTGTTTGACCAGGTCTCATACATTGATTCAAAAACGTTAGTCTAGCATTTAATCCCTCAGGTGTTGTTGAGTGGAACGCAGGATTAAAGTACTTAATCTTTTGTTTGATACTATCATATATCATAGGATCACTTTCCTTAATAACCTCAAAGTAATCACATTCTGAGAATAAAAATCTTAATATTTTTTTAGATATACCTTCTTTAATTTTTTGTTCAATCCTTAAATTAGGTGATGGTTTGATTGTTTTAGATGGATCACCAGGTTTAAATGTGTTAGTTCCGTCACCATCTCCTGTCTCATTTTCTTTTGGGTCTTTTGGTTTTTCAACAGGGATTGGGTCGGGTGGGACCTTAGCCTCAATTTTAGTTAAAGCAACTCGTCTACAAGCCATTGCAGGTACTGACCACCATTGCGCTGCACTATTAGAAGAAGCTCCCACAATATCACCACCAGTTGTATTCACAGACGGAGTTGTAGTTATATTTGTACTACAATTAACAGATATACCATTTACAGGACTAGTGGATCCACTTGCAGATGCGGTATTAGAACTAGAATTACCAACAGTTACGACTTCCTCCTCACCCTGTGTTTCAATTATAATTTTAAATTTATCTTCAGGTAATTCACTTATAAGTTTATCCCCAAGTTTTTGATTTTTAAACCATTTTTGTACACTATCTACCCTTCTTTGTGATAATTTTTTGTTATACCCTACTTTTGCAGGTGCCGATGCCGAACCTCTTAATGTTAATACAACCGTACCATTTTTATCTATTATTATTTCTTTTAATTTTTTTAAGAAATCAGTTTTTAATTTATCAAAATTATTTTTAATTACATTATTAAAAAATGTTTGTACACCTTCTTTGGTAAACGGTTCTGATCCAACATAAACTGTTGCCGGAGCTTTTGTTACATATGTTGTACTTTGTTTAGGAATATATGAATCATACCAACTATCAAATGGTTTTGATGAGGTTGTTGCATATGAACCGTAACATTCAGGACAATCATTTTCAAAATAAAATGCATAATTTAAAAATTCTTTTAACTCATCCGAATTTTGTAATGTTGATGTTGCATTTGTTATGGTACTATTACTACCCGTGCCATCTTTTCCACTATCACCACCTTCCGCAGTTTTTTCAACAATAACTTGAGGATCAACAGGTATTTCAAACGCAACCTGACCCAACTCTTCATTGGTTAATCTTGGGTTATTTAATATTTGTTGGTATGTAAATAAATCTCTTGTCGGTATTGTGTTAAATTTAATACCTAATTCATACATATCATATTTTGTACACCCCGCAAAGAATGAATCAACAATTGAATCTACTCTTTGTTTTGCAACTCCCGCCAATTGTTTCTGAATAATAGTATTCATAATTGCCGGATGATCCACAACAATCTTCCAACTTATACTACCCTTTCTTGAAGTGTTCTTATAAGTGTATATTGGTTCGGGTCTACCCAAGAAATTAGTTGATGAGAAATCAGGAGTACTATCATCACTAAATGAAATATCATATGGTGGAAACCACATGACTCTACCTCCATTTGGTCCTTTTTCACAAACAGGTAAATCATCGTAAGTAAATCCAGGTCTATCTGAAGTTCTCCACGCTAAATTTTCAATAGAGAACATATATTTTTTAACTTTGTTATCTACAATATTTGTTGATCCAGGATTTTTAAGTGGAGCAATGTTAAGATTATATGTCTTATCCAAAACTGAATACGAGAATTTTCTACCTTCAGTTGTAATACCATCACTCTTTTGTAAGTCAGCATATGTAAAGTAAGGTGTGTCTTTTTGGAACACTCTACAATACTCAATACCCGCTTGAGACCCATCAGCTTGATCAGTATAAGATAATACCATAGAACCCTTTGTCATCTCTTTGTACCCATCGTTGAATACCTTAGACACTTGGTTAATTGCATTACCAACGTGTTTTAATCTTGCTTGACCTTGTACTTGATCCGCAGATTCAATAAGTCTTTGTGTTTTATCTAAGATTGAATCACCTTTGAAATCAATATCTGTTGATTGGTATCTACCATAATCACTTTTAATTGTTTCAAATTCATTATCTAATCTTGTGACAACTCCACCAGGACCCACTTTAAATCCTGCATTGTCTTTATATTTTGGTGATGTCCAAATAAATTGCCCATCAATACCACCACCATCGGTATATGATTTTCCTTTTAAACCAAATTGTAATTGAGCTTCATTACCTTCATATAGAATACCAAGTTCTTGTGGTCCATAAACAATAGTTTGTACTTGTCTACCATTTTTCCCAATTGGGACTTGATTTGCCGGTGAATCAATCTGAGAAGGTTCAGAATTCGGACTACCAACATAATAACCACCACTTTGTGATTTATCTTGATTGAATAATCTATCTATTGCAGTTGTTGCACCTTGTATGATACCTCTACTATAAGCCGGTCTATATTTATTATAATCTAAACTTGAGAATAATACTGACCTTTGTCCAAATCCTGTGTTTGCAACAAATATTTCAGAGGGATTCTTAAATTTATTTAAGATTGGTCCCAAAAATCCACCTGTTAAATTATTTGCAACATTTAAAGCAGCTTCAGTTTGTGGATTATCTATAAACGATTCATCAAAATAATCACCAGGAATAAATGATACAGGGAAATATGTTCCTGTTAATCTATTTGCCAATGTTACAGAAGCACTTATTGGGTTTTCAGGTACGGTAATTCTCCAATTTTTTGTAAAGAATGGTTGTTGACCTGTGGCAATCATACTTGCACTAAACGGATCTTGTAATGAATCTAAATTAACACTACCAACACTTGCTTGTAGTATTTCACTTGCAATTCTTTCTTCAAATAAACTTTTAAGTTGTGCCGCACCAATTTTTGCTAAATAAGTATCTTGAGATAGAGGACCATTACTTCCATTTGGATTATTACTAAAAACTATCTCGTATGGAGAATAGGATGAGGTTACAAATGTTGAGGGATCCCAATATGGTGTATACATTTTAGGATTACCAACCACATCGGTTATAATAACTAAATCTTTAAAACCACCTTCAGGTCCGTAAATGTTTTGTACGTATGCCGCATCAATATAAAACTCATTAACTAAATCTAATACTGTATCTGTTGGTGCGTATGGCCCTGAATTTGATTCCACGGGTAGTGGTGCTCCAGGTACAGAATATTTCCCGTCATAACCACCTTCGGGTCCGTATTCATTGAGTGAATATAAACTATTAGCAAGTTGGTTTGTTGAAATTAATCCGTTTGGTGAGTCAATAACATTTGCTACAGAAAGATTAGTCTCGTAATTAACACTATTACTACTAGGAGAATAAGACCCTGGTACCGAATATGGTTGTAAATTACGGGCTAATAATATATCCCTAAAATTTGACGAGGACGCAAACGATAATGTACTATCCGACATACTTTTTTATTAATAAATACCTTGAGATCTTTTTTATAGAAAACATAATTTTGATAATTTTCTATTATTGATTTGTAAGAAGTCCTGAATTATTAGATCCTAATATTTCTTTTACTTTAGATGTATTTGCTGGTTCACTTAAATATCTTTCAAAGGCAGGTTTAAATACTTCCGCACTTAGTCCGTTTGGTAACGTACTTGATCCATCTACTTTAATATTAAGATTAACGTCAGAGGTAGATTTTGTTTCCTTAACTCCACCTTTTGTTAATTGGTCAACCCAATCCGTCATCTGTGTTAAAAATGGATTATTTGGATCAAATGTCATTTGAGTTGGGTTTACACCAGCTGAAGAATATTCTTTAGTAAACATATTAATTACATCCGTACTTGTTTTAAGTAAAACATTTGACCCGCCTTTAGTAAGATCGCCAGCAATACCCAAAAGACTGTCTTTAACCCCAACTAAAGTTTCCGTAACTGATGCCCAAGTAGCATCACCTTGAAAGAATTTAACTACTTGTTCTTCTAAAGGAGTAAGGACTTCAGTTGCCGCTCCCCTAACATTTTCTGTTGTAATACCTTTAGTTAAATTTGTTGCACTTATTGCTCCGGCGTTATTAATAACATTATAAAACCTATCCATTGTTGGTGTTGATGCCTTACCAAGATTTACCGCCTGTTTACCCGCATTTAACGAGGTGTTAATTTTTTCTAAAGCAGTTAATTGATCTAAAGCAATTTCTTCAATTGTTTTATTTTCATTTGATTGTTGTTCTTTTAATTTTGTAATTTGATCTGCCGTTAAATCTTTAACATTAATGTCATCCATTTCACCTGTTTTGTCATTTCTAATCTGAAGTACCGCCTCGCCACCTTTCATTTGGGCCATATTAGCAATTAACAATTTATCCTCTTCAGATGACGCCAAACTTGGGAATTTAATTTTACTCATCTTCATGTCCAAATCAGCACTTTTAATTGACATATTTGCCAATTCAGTGGCGCTCATACCCATCGCTTCCGCAACTTCTCTTAACCTACGTTTTGCACCAGGTAAAATTTCAAAACCTGAACCATCCGCTTTTAATTTGGTAAATTCTTTAGAAACATTAATCATTTCTTTTTGTAATGCTTCAGGATCATTTTGAGCCAAATCCATCGCTTTCAATGGATCTAATAACGCACTACTTGAAACACCTAAACGTTGTAGTGCTGCCGACATCTCAATTGCCTTTTCAGGTGACATAAGATCTTCTGCCAATTCAAATGTGGTCCTCATGTCAAAACCTAACATAGTTGCCTGAGAAGCCATCTTAGCTAACCCTTTTACCCCATTATCAAAGTTGAATAGGTTTAATTGTTTTAAATTAGTTACAACTAAACTTGAAACTGCCTGTACATTAACACCAACACTTTTAGCGTAATTTGCAACTTCAGCCATTTTATCGCCAACATCATATAATGAAATACCAACACCTTTAAATTCTTGAGCTAAATTTTTTACTAACACACCACTTACTTGTGCGGCGGCCCCCATTTCTTTAAGTGCCTCAGTACCCATAGTTGTATTAACCCCAAGTGCCGTCGGTACATCCATTAACACATTAAATGCTTTATCAGAAGTAATACCTAATTTTAACATTTCAGGAATTGCATCCGCAATTGTAGTTCTCATTTCGGACATTCTAGCTTGTCCAATACCCATTGCGTTGGCCAATTCTTGACCACTTTTCATTAGATAATCAGCACCGTCAAAATTAGTGGGATCTAAAGCTTGCACAATTCCAGTAACCGCAGTTGACATCTCTGCTAATGGATTGGTTAATGCGTTTCCAAAGTTTTTAGCGGTTTGAATATCTAACCCTAAATTAGTAGTTTCTTCATCACCGGCACCATCATTTTCCGTATTTTTGAGTTTCTCTTTTTTTTCGTCAGCATAAAATAACTTAACTGCTGCTATTAAAGCAGCCCCTGTCAATCCACTCTTAAATACATCATCTATTGAACCGTAACCCATAATTAGTTTTTACTATAAATATTAAGTATTAAGTTTTGGGCGTATTTTCCTGTATTATCTTATCTAAAAGATATCTCCTGATATAGGTTGGAAGTTTTAAGAACTCATTATACGATGTTCTCAAGAATTTTGCCAAGTAATAAAATTCGTCTAATAAAAATTTTGAGTGATTAGAAGAAAGGCCGAAAAAACTCCACCCCAAAATTGATGACAACATCAACCTTTTCTCCTGACGGGGCGTAAACTGTTTTCCTTAAATCCAATCTCGATTCGTTTTCTTTAAGGAAATTTCTTATGAACTTAGAATCACCAATTGGCATATTTTGACAAAATACACTTATTTCATTCCTATCAGGACTACCATTTAACTCTAAAATGGTTTTATTTAATCTTGTAGTAACTGTAGGTGCGGTATAACCAACGGGATATGAATCAATAATTTTTGCAATTTCAATGGTATCATATAAACTTAACATTTTTATTTTAACATCCGCCTTTGATTGTGGTAATTTAATAGTAAATGTTCCATCTTCATCAGGTTGAACTTTAGGTTTTGTAAGATTTAACTCATCTAACATTATAGATGTTTCAAATGATTGTCCATTCGATGGATCAATCGTTGTAATCATATATTCAGGACCAAAAGATGTGTTACGTAAAAATAAAAGGATTGCCTCAATGTCACTTTCCAATAATTCTTCAGGTCTAAGATCTCTTTCATAAAGTTTATTCCTCAATAAAGGTAAAACAACACTCTCGTTAATTGTTCTACGTGAATCAATATTAACTAAAATATTTTCATCACTTGCGGTTAAGTAACCAACCTTAACACTTTTCTTTTTTGATTTATAGAATAAACCACCTGAAGGTAGTGTTACCACGTCATGTGGTAAGTTAAAATCCATTTGCCCATGAGCAGCCGTGTCTTGATCCATTTTTTTTATATTTTTTTAATTTATTATTGCACAAAAAACCGTATACATCATAAATGTACACGGTTAATATTAAAAGTAAATTTTTTTAGTATACTAATATACAACGATCCATACGAATATTTGAAGCAATTCCCGCAATCTTATCAGAATCATATGATAATGTACCACCATCATATCCTGTTAACCAAGCTCCTTCTAAAATCCATTTCTCAACAACAACTCCTGTTGGGTCTAACATTTCCAAATCCACATTTTTCTTGTATCCTGCAGCATAACCCATACGACCTGTTACAGACTCCGCACATAGACGAATCCATTCCATAACCGCTTGAGACGCTGAAGGTCCAATTGGATCTCTAAACTTAACTGATATTTCTTCCCAGTTAAATCTACCTGCAACATATGTTGAAGTATTTAAGAACTGAATTTCAGTTGAGGCAATTTTTAATTTAGGTCTCGCAGTACTTTCCACATACCACTCATTAATTCCAAGTGATGAAGGGAACCTTAAAATCCAACGATTTTCTCTTTTTGGTTCGTAAGGAATCGGCATTTTCATTAACAAATCAGCCATAATTTTTTATTTTATTTTTTAGTTTATTTTAGTTTTTTATTATAAATATCACGATAATGAATTTTTTCTATTTACTTACATTTTTTTTGAACATATTCTTATATTAGACCAGACAAACTAGTTAATATAATTTCTTTTCTCCTCCTGCAGTTAAATAAGTCTTTAATATATTATCTTCTTTTTTATCAAAATGTTTCTTCATAGTTTCTACATTTCTTACATCGTCATCTGAAAAACCAATAAATGGTGTAAAGTAGTTACTAATTTTGTTCTTCATAAATGCCTTTTGTTGTAATGAATGTGATAAGTTTTTTACATAACCCACAAATTCTTCCATTGCATCTATTTTTCCTTGTTCGGGATTAGTTGCGGAACCATCTCCGAAAGACACAGGGTGAAAACGACACATATCTAAGTAAGAACGTATTAGTTGATCTTTAGATAATTTATCTTCATCCGCTAAATCTCTATACTTTAAAAGATTTTTTGCCAACTGATTTGAATCCAAACCATGTTTATTCTGTTTAATTAATCTATAAACCCCCTCTTTTAATATAGAAGGTGTGTGTCCTCTTGCGGTAACAATAGCGAATATTGAACCATTATTAACTGCCTCTACAAAATCATCCCATGCCGGTCCTGTTGGTGCTGACATTGCATCCGTTATAAATTGTTTGTCTCCTGATACCCTGAAATCTCTGAAAGGTTCTTCATCAAAAGATACTATGGTGTGTCCCTTATATTCAAAAGGTTCTTCACCAATATCAGTTCTATATTCCGCAAAATCTTCAGTTGACATTCCAACACTTTTACCTTTATCATCTTTAAGATATATTTTTGTTGGCATAAACATAAGATTATCATCCCAGTCAAAAGCGTAATATTTCATTACGGGTGTTTGTTTTTCCTGAATAATTTCGTTGATAATTTCTTTAACAATAACTTTATGGTAATCTTTCATACACTAATAAATATTAGTAAAATAAAAAAAGGGGAACGAATTCCCCTTTTCCTTTAATTTATTTGTCTGATTAGATATTGTCAAACGATGCTCCTGTTGGAGTGATGTAGAATGTTATATCTATGAACTCTAAAGAACGAGTTGGTTTAATATAGATTTTACCTACCATTTGATTTCTGTCTAAGTCTTCAGTGTCACTTGAAACCGTAACTCTAAAGTCATATAAACCTCTATCTCTTCTGATTGCATCTAAGATTGGATTAACCGCATTTAAGAAGTCTTGTCTTACTTGTTCGTCGTTTTGATCAAACAACAATCTCACAGAAACTGCAGATATCAATTTACGAGCTTGTAGTAATAATCTTCTTACGTTAATTCTATCAAGAGCGGATTCTCTAATTTGAAGAGTTTTATTACCCCAAATTACGGTACCAACATCAGAGAAGGTTGCAATTGGGTTGATTCTTCCTTGATAAAGAGTATCTCTATCTTCTTGAGTCAACTTCTTACGTGCTTTGATTGAGTTTACAATACCTCTTGTGTAACCTGCCGCTGCGAACCAAGGGAATGCAATGTTGTCGGTTAATGCCAAGTTTCTTGTTACCTCAGCCGTTGCTGGGATATAGATTTGAGTATTGTTCACACTATCACGAGTTAATACCCAAGGGTAATAAGTAGCCGTGTAGTTGGAGTCAATTCCTGTTTGTTCTAAGTCGTCAACCGCTTGTTGTGGGTAGATTAATCCATCACCACCTGTAGTTGTTGGTAAGAACAAGTTGTAGTCAGGTGTTGTTGCAATATACAATGAGTCAGCTCTGTCGTTTTCAATCATATCAATTGTAGATTCAACTAAGTCACTATTGTTTACGTAGTCAATACCTGGAGATACAAACACATTGATGTTAACCGCCTCAGGATTAGAGAATGTTTGGATTCCTAATAAGTAAGCGTAGTAGTCAGTATTTGCGAAACTTTGTGTTCCATCACCGATTGATATTTGTTTAAATGCTCCCCATCCTGTTGCTAATGGATATCTTGGTGAAGGACAAGCTCCGTTTAAGAATCCATTTCTACCAAGTACATATCTGTCTCCGTTTGTTCTGTATTCTCTATAGATATCCCATCCGTCAAAACCACCATAGAACATTGTTGTGAATTTTCTTGAATAAATTCTGTAGTATGGACTTGTTTCACTTGTAGGTTCTTGTTGGAATGTAGCATCACCAACATAGTATTTAGGTGTTCCACTTGTTGTAAACGCTGGTCCTATCACAATAACACTAGCATCTTTATCCATGTGGAATCCTTTTGTTTGGTATGACCACTCAACTCCATCAACATTACATAAATCAATTGGAGCTCTTTTTCCTTTGTATTGGAAAAAGTCAGTATCAAATCCGATGTTATTAGAAAAACCTAAATAAGTTCTTCTAACGTTATCTCCATTTGATCTGATTGCATCATCGTTACCACTTGTAAAACCAAAAGGTGGATTATAAATAATTTCACCAGGGAAATCATATTTAGTTTTATAAACAGGGAATGGAGGTGTTACATCAGCATATTCTCTGAATGTATAACCATCAAAACCACAAGGTAATGAATCAACAGGTGCGTCCTCATTCATTTCAACCATTATAAATTTAGAGTTCAACGCATATTCTCCGTCTAATGAACCTATTTTTTTACCGATGAAATTATTTTGATTTAAATCCATACTACAATTTGTAAATTTCTCTAAAACTGTAGGGTTAGCATCTGAATCGTAGTAATCTCTTACAATTACATCAAACGTTCCATTGGAGAATGACATATTGATAATTGAAACTTTAATTTCAGAGTTTGCTGAGTTACCATCAGAAATTGAGTAGAACTTGAACAAGTTAAATACTTTGGTACCTCTTAATTCAGATACAATCCAAGGGGTGCTTGGTGATTGGTATCTATCTAAGTACCATCCAATACTATCTTGTTGTCCACTTTGTGCGGAATCTAATTCAATTAAATTTGAACTCAAACCTCTAATGAATCCTTTGTTCCATCCATAATTTAATAAAGCTTGGAATCTTTCCTCTAAGAATAAAGGAACATTTTTTCTTGGTTTTTGGAAGTTAGTTGATCCAAATACTTTAGAAATGTACTGAGAATCTGAAGTCGAGAATGATGTCTCAAAAGAGAATGCAGTTCCGTCATCATTTGTTACATTAACAACGAATGGTAAATATGGGTTTTTAAGAACACCTGAATATTGTCCTGACATATTTAAATTTACATTATTAATATTTGTTACTTCAAACACAGGGTTTGTTGAATCTTCGTATGTTGCGATACCTCTTGATCTTAATGTACCAACAACTAAATTATCAAAGTTAACATATGATGTACCTGTGTATTCATAAATCAACCCATTAATTGTACCTGTATAACAATTAACATTAACTGCAGTTGGTGTAGGTGTTGGTGATGATGCTGGTGTTGCCGTAGCACATGGATTAACTGCCGACGGTGTTGGTGTCGGTGTAAATGGAATTGTTGTTGTTGTAGTTACTGGTATTAAACTTAAACTATCAACATAAGCAAAGAATGAGAATCCTGAATAACTATTATTACCATTATTTGTAAATAATGAATAATACCAAGGATCGTTAAATGGTGATTCATAATTAGTTTCAGTACTTGATACTGAAGGAACACCATAAACATTAGTTTCATTTGTGAATACAGGTGATAATATATCATAAGTAGGACCATAAATTGTTCCGAAATAAGCTATTGTGTTAGTTTGTGCAGTAAATGGGTTAGTGTCGGTAAGTACATCAAAAACCAAATTATTGATTTCTATTTCTAATGTTGATACACCTCCATTGAATTGCTCAAACTGATCAGTTAAAATAGTTTCAATCTCAGCAGGGAAACTAGTTGTATAACTAATTGTTCCTTGTGAGTTTGAACACCCCGTAAATTCTACAACATAAGGTGTAACCTTATAATCTGCAGGATCACAATAAGGTAAACAATCAACTATTTGTGGATCTTCACAATAAAAGTCAATCGTAGTAGGATCAACATTTGCTTGAGTTATAATAGACCAAGATGGTCCTGCATCATAACCAGAAAGTCCTAAAACTCTCGTTACAAATAATTGATTAGATTGTTGTAAATATGATTTTGCTATGTAAGCAGCCTCATACTTAGGAATTTGTGTGTTTATAAATTTTTCTGCGGATGTTCCTCCGAAGTAAGTTTGAAATTCCTCATAGTTTTTGATGAATATAGGTTCAAAAGCTGGACCTTTTAAAGTTTCACCTGCAATACCCAATGTGGTAACTCCCACACTTTGTGCCACAAAACTTAAATCCACTTCAGAAGTATAAACACCAGGTGATACGAATACTTTACC